GGGCCGGATCCGGCATCGCGGGTCCCTTGCCCTCGAGTCCGCGCCGCGCTCTCGTCCCAGCGGCGCCCGCGCCTCCGGAAAGTTTTTCCAAAATTGTCCTTGCATCGGCGGGGGAGTTCCCGTATAGTACTTCTTCGCACGGGGGCGTAGCTCAGCTGGGAGAGCGCTTGACTGGCAGTCAAGAGGTCAGGGGTTCGATCCCCCTCGTCTCCACCATTGGATTATTAGGCGAACCCTTTTCGGGGTTCGCCTTTTTTTGTTTGGGTTGGAAGTCATCTCCCCAGTAGTCGAAAGCGAAATAAAGCTTGAGTTCATCCCCGTCTACCTCAATGAGCCGCACGAACGTCTCGATGATTTCAGCCGCATCTGGTTCCTGCGCAATGTGATCGAGCCAAGCGGCTATGGCTTCACCAGACAGATTCGCTCCTTCGTTAGCTTGAGCCTGCCGCAGATCGGCTTCTAAGGCCGCTTTCTGCTCACGGAGCATGGCAACGCGCTCTTTACCGCCGGGCGGCGCAATACCGTCCTCGATAGCCTGCCAGATACGCTCAAACGCCGTGTCGATGCGCTTCATCTCGCGCTCAATGCGTTTGCTCTCCGGTTCTTCCTTCTCTTCATTCATTTCGTTGTAAAGTGCCATTACATCAACGATACGTTGACGTATATCCGGCTTCTTAATCGTTTCGAGGACGGTATCTAGCACGGCTTCTTCAACGGCATCGCGCCTAAAGGTGCGCTTACATTTTTTGCACTTGTAGTAGTGGTACACGCGGCCTGTTTTAGATGTTCCGCAGGTGCCAACGTAGTATTGGCCGCACTCTGGGCACCACATCTTGCCAGATAGCGGGTAATCGTTGGTGTCACGCGTCTTGTTGTGCTTGCGCCCGTTTGAGCCCAAGATGCTGTTGATCATGTCCTGGTCTTCGCGCGACCACAACGCAGGCATTCCATCTTCGATTCGCACGCCCGCGTAATCATAAACGCCGCAGTTCTGCTCGCGCCTAAGCAGCTTTGTTATCACGCCGTGCGTTAGTGGCTTGCCGCGCTTGCCGCGTTCGCCTGCGACAGCACGCTTGATTTCGGCAACGGTCGAGCCGGCAAAGAGCATATTTTTCATACGGTGCATCACGGCGGCTTCGCGCTCGTTGACCTCGTAATACCCGTTAACAATGTCCCAGCCGTAGTGCGTGCGACCGTTTGCCATTCCGCGCTGGGCGTTCTTGTTGATACCGTCGCGGATACGCTCGCTGTCTATCGCGCTTTCCCATTCAGCGAGCACTTCGAGCATTCCGAGATTCAAGACGCGCGTTGAGCCTTCGCCAAGGCTTTCACCGGCGTAAAGGATTTCAACGCCTGCCTTGCGTAGCCTGATTCGCGCGAGCGCCATCTCGTCACGGTTGCGCATGATGCGCGTCACCTTATAGATCACTACATAATCGAATAACCCTAGTTTTGCGTCTGCCATCATGCGTTGAAACTCTACGCGCTGCACGTCACGGCCTGTTTGTGCGTAATCGCTATATACGCGCACAACGTCAAGGCCGTTTTCCGCGCAGTACTCACGCGACTTCTCTACTTGGATGTCAATACTTTCACTTCGCTGGTTATGCGAACTGAAACGTGCATAGATGGCGGCACGTATGCCTTTTGGCATGATAAAATCACCTTGCCTTTTCTAGGTATGCCCCTGCGAGACTTTGGACGGTAGCGCTGGGGCTTTTTTATTTTCTTTTTGATTCAGATGCAGCAGCCCTGGCGGTCATCGAAATGTTCTGTTGCCATTCCGGCGAGCTGTCACGGTAGTTATCGACGATTTCACGTTCATCGCTAGTGATTTTGTCACCTTCATTATCTTCACCATCCCAACTCAATATCTCATTCGGCGAGCAACCTAACGCCAGAGCTGCGTTCCAAACCTGTTCGGCGTTTGGGAATGATTCGCCACGTTCCCATGATCCGACTGTGCGCATGGACACGCCAACGGCTTTTGCGAAGTCCGCTTGTGAAATGTGCAGCTTTTTTCGCAATCCCTTTATGGCAAGCTTCATTTCACACCTCCTGTTTTAGCAACTATCTGCCGTGAATTCTATTCTATTGGACGAGAATAGGCAAATAATTTCATATTTCCCTCTTGCAATAGGAAGAAACTCGCCTATACTGCAATGCGTGTTAGGAAGAAACCTTCCTAAAGCCGTATGTTTAACGGGTAAACCCGCTAAACATACGGGTGCAAACCTTGACAAGCAAGGTTTGCAATCATCGCTCAATGAAAGGAGGTGAACCGTATGAAGTTCAACAAAGAGGTTTTCGCCGCAAATCTTCGTGCCGCTCGCGCCAAGCTCGACATCACGCAGGATGAATTTGCTAGCCGTGTTGGCATCTCCAAAGATTCCGTTGTCAAGTACGAGAGCGGCGAGGGCTATATCCCCGGCGCTGACAAGATCATGGCTATCTGTGATGTTGCCAACATCAGCCCTAACGATTTGATGGGATGGGAGGAAATCGCGTAATGGATGAATTTATCAATGTATTGACGCTCTGGTTGTTCATAGCAACTGCCGTTGCCGTCGGCAACATGATCGGCAAGTAAGAAAGGAGTGGTTTCAGATGTATGAAACCCAATCGCAAACCAACGGTTTGCATCGTGGTTTTGACGAGTGCGAAACGCCGCAAGCTCGATGTTTCGCAGGCGGCATTTTGCCGGCGCGTCAGAGCTATGACGCAAGCTCGCGAAATGAAAGCGCCCGCACCTGGCGGCAACCGGGCACGGGCAATGTCAGAACCTTGACCAGTAATGACAACGAGAATTTTACACCACTAGCAACGGTTAAGCGGTGGTTTTGCGGCGCTATTGCCGTACTGGCAGCAACTGGAATCCTGCTCATTGCCTTGGCTGGTGCCATCATCTGGCTTACCGAAGCATGCAACCTGCCTTGGTTACCGTTCGTCCTTGCCGGGCTTGAGCTTTGGTTCATCGTCCGTATGGTCGACCAATGAGGGGCTATCTCGACCGTGACGCAAACGGTTTCTGGGTCGCGCGGGTGATCATCGAGGAAGCCCGCCGACCGGGCGTTAGCGGCGTTGGAGACGTGCGCACGCGCCACAGGTTGCCCGTCCCGCCATCGGCACCGCGAGAGGTCGCAGAAGTGGCATTCAGGCGCTTTATGAGCCGCGAAGCAAGGAAGCGCCATGGATGTTGACGATTACACCCAGCCGCTCGAATCAGTGATGCAGCAGGAGCGATTGGCAATGTACCCGGTGCCGCTCAAGCTGCAAGACCGGCAGGAGCTTTTCAAGCTCTGGTGCGAGCTCAATCCAAGGGCACTGCGGCAGATCGAGCTTACGGCGCTCGCAATCGACCAGCGAGGTATCCGAGTAAGCGCCAAGTACCTCATTGAGAAACAGCGTTACGAGGGTAGCGTCAAGCTCGTCGGCGTGCCGTTTGTTGACGGCAACGGCGTTGAGCATGTCTACGGCATCAACAATACGGATACGCCGCTACTAGCCCGTTGGCTTCTCAAAAAGCATCCGCAGCTGAACATCAAGCTACGCAATTCAATCTATGACAAGGAGAACAATCATGAAGCGTAAGGACGCAATCAAGTTCCTCGATTCCGTTGCCGAGTACATCAGCAATACCGACGGCACCATTACGGTATTCAACTCCAAGAGCGGCGAGAGCATCGACCTTGATACCGATCTGGCTCTCTGCTTCATGGGGACACCCATCGTTGCCATGAAGGACGTGCTTGAGAGCGACAGGCTCGACGATATGACGCCTGGCATGTTCGTCCACATGATGACCAAATCGGCGTGCAACGCATATGTGCAGCAGCTCCAAGAGCGCTGAGCAGCTGGCGCTTGACCTTTTCGGAGAGCAGCCGATGCCGACGCCCGGGCAATGCCAGTTCGAGCTTCATCTGCTCGAGCACGGCCAAAAGCAAAAGAGCGCGTGCTGCTTTCGCGGAGCGACCGTCTGGACTAACTGCCGCGAGGTCGGCAAGTGCCTTTGGGACGGCTGGCATCAGCAGGGGACAAGCGATGGTCTGACGATGGGAGGTGAGGACGATGACGGCAATTCCTAAAGACGTGCACGAGCAGGCGCAAGAGCCTATGGCGTGGTTCCAGCACGACGCCAACGCACAGCAGGACATCAAATGCCAACGGCTGCTCATGCGTCGCGGTAACGAGGGCTACGGAGCCTACTGGCGGCTGTGCGAGCTTCTGGCGAGCACCAAGCACCATTCAATCGCCGTGGACACCGACGAAGACTGGCTCATTCTCGCCGGCGCGATCGGCATGCGCTCGATGGGGGCGTTCGACGAGACGGTGAGCATCGCCGAGACACAAGATTTCATCGACTGCCTGCTCGAGATCGGCTTGCTCGTGAGGGACGGAAAAGATCACATCGAGAGCGAAAGGATGTGCAAAAACGCGCTTTATTTTGGCAAGCAGCGCGTCAACGGAGCCAAGGGCGGCAGGCCGAAGAAGAAGCAGGAAAACCCGCAAAACTAGCAGGTCAGAGCGTATGTTTGTGTTGCTACGGATTGAAACCAGCGCGAAACCATCGGTTTTAGGCTGGGCTAAGCCTAACAATACATAACATAACAATACAGAAGCGGGTTTTTGGGTTTGGGTCTTTAGACCCTAACCCAAAGCCAAAAACCCGCACTTGCTTGTTATGTTGACTTACAAGCAAGGTTTATCTTTCTTGCTTCTTCTTTCTTGGGCGATTCGTTTTTCGCACGATTCCAAAGCCTGTTTTTGAGTTTCAAACGGTAGTTATCAACAGGTTTTCAACAAGTTTTCAACAATAGCAAAGTTTTCAACAAAGGAGCGTTGGCGATGCCTTACGAGAGCTATGTCAACAAAGTCCGAAAGCACACGTGTCCTTACTGCGGCATCGAGCGAAATCTGGACTGGTTCATCAAGGACAGCGAAGCCTGCTGGAAGTGCAGGGAGACGAAGAAGAACGAGAAGGAGGTGAAGAGAGGTGAGCATTTTGACGATCAAAAAATCGCTCGATAGTGACGTTTTTACACGAGATGAAGCCAGAGAACTGTTTTCGTGTTGCCGTCTCAGCTATGACGATGTGAACGAGAACGACATTTACATGCTGGAAGCCTTTGTCGGTTGCGAGCTGAGTCAATTCAATGAGCTGAATGAGCTGCAAATGCACGTTTCGCATAGGAAGAAGGACGCTCCAAAAATCAACGTTCGCGATGAACCGGGCAACCCTATCGAATCGGCCTTCTTGCATGTCGATAGCGATTACTTCAAAGGACGAGAAGCGATTTCCTTCAACAGCGACGGCTTTATCGGATTCGCAGGCTGGGCTGATGACGGCAACGTTCAGCCGTTTTTACGGGCTTTTGTTGACTGGGTAGTTTTTTGGATGGATGGCAAATGAGTTCTTACGTTAAGCGTGTAGGTGATCTGACTGAGCCTGTTGAGCTCAGCGCTTCGCAGGTTGCCGAGAAGATGACCTCAACGGTCGATACGGGGTTCGACCCTGTGACCAAGCCCGCGCATTACGCTGGGCATACCGGCATCGAGTGCAAGCAGGCAATGGAATCGATGCTCGGTACCGATGAATACGTGTCCTATATGCAGGGATGCGCATTCAAGTATCTGTGGCGCTGGAAGTCCAAGAACGGCATCGAAGACCTCAAGAAGGCGCATGAGTGCATCGAGAACATGCTTGAAGCACTAGAAGGCGGCGCGTCATGAGCGGTGGTGACTTCTACGCCGCGCCCAAGATCGTCACTGTCCGCAAGGCGCATGAGTGCGCGTACTGCGGCGAGACGGTTCCAGCGGGAACGCGTGGCGTGCTCATGGAAAGCGGCCTTTGGATGCGTCTGTTCTGGAAGCGCTACGCATGTCCGCGCTGCCAGCCATATGTCAGTGAGTTTTGGAGCTGGCAAGGCTTGGAGAGCGAAGACATCGAATGGGATTTCGACGAGTTCATGCGGGAGTATCACCGCGATGTGTGGGTGACCGACGATGACGATTAGGAGCGACCGCAAGACCCTCGAGAACCTGTGTGCCGTATCGCAGGACATGAGCCGGCGCATTACAACGTGCGAGAAGCGCGGACACGATGGAGCGCTGGTCGATTACGACGATCTTATCTGCTGGTGCGATTGCGTCACCGACGCAATCGAAGTGATTCACCGAAATTTGGAGGAAAGAAATGAAAGAGTTTAAGACCGAGGAAGAGCTTGAAGATGCGTCGGATATGTTGCTTGGGTGCGCCCTGCTGATTGTCCCGTTCGCGATGTTGGTTGCCAGTATCGCCGTCGGCTTCATCTTCGGCGCTGGCTATGGGTTCCTGTCCTTCTTCTGCTTCCTGATGTTCGTGTGCATCTGGTTCATTCATGTGGCAAAGCTCGCCCTGCGCAAGGCGAAGAAAGCGGCTGGAAAGGAGTGGAACGATGATTAAGGTTTCCGGCTGCTGCGACGGGTGCGGGAAGGAAGCCGACTGCACCAACATTAACGAATTCGCAAGGGTGCACGCCTATGACAAGGGCAAGCTTATCGAGTTCGACATTTGCAAGGACTGCATCCACGAGATTCGCGACATGTCGGGCGGCGTTATCGACGTTGTGCGTGAATTGAAGCGTCGCCATGGGCGTTGAGGTCAAGCGCGACCCAAAGGGCGTGTGGTACGCGCAGCCGTATCTTGGCAAGGCACCGGACGGGCGGCAGATACGGCCACGCCGTAGTTTCCCGGATGCCAGGACGCGCGATGAAGCGCAGGCTTTGGCTGATGCCTGGGCTTCGCACCTGACCTTTGACGGCAAGGTCAAGAGCACGCTGATAGTCGACCTGCTTTGGGAGTACATCGAGCAGCGGAAGGTCAAGGGCGCAGCCATTAACACCGTGAAGAGGTGGACGTTTTTCACACGAACCTACGTGGGCAAGTACCTTAAAGGCAAAGTCGCTCGCGACCTTACCGCCATTGAGCTGAACGACTTCGAGACGAGGCTTGGCGTGAGCAAGAAGAACGGCGGTCAAGGTCTTTCGTGCAACACGATCATCAGTGTTCACCACTTTTTGCGCGGCGCATACAACTTTTGGGTGCGCATCGGCATCTGCGAGAACAACCCAATGCTTATGGTCACAAAGCCGCCAGAGGAACGCCATGAAGCCGTGAGCATCGACGAATGGGATTACAGGGCACTCGATGCCATGGTCTCCGAAAAGCTCAACCTTGAGGCGCCCGAGAAGCGCTTCATGCGCCAATCAGCCTACGCTTTCGCAGCTTGGCTTGCACTACACACGGGGATGCGCGTCGGCGAGGTGTGCGCCGTTAGACGGCGCGACCTCCACAAGGCGCAGGGGTTCATCCTCGTGAGTGGAACGGTCATCGAGGTTCCGGGCGGTGGCGTTATTCGCTCCAACGTGACCAAGAACAAGAAGACGCGGCCTGTGGCACTAATCGACGAAGAGTGGGAGCTGATAAAAGCCTATCTCGCGCAACAGGATTCGATTTCAGACGCTTTTACGCCCGATTCGCCACTGGTGAGCATAGACGGCTCTTACATGCGCCCTACGACCGTCTCAAAGGCTTTCAGCCGCGCTCGCGACCGTGCGGGCATGCCGAGGACGTACGTGTTCCACTCGTTGCGCCATACGCACGCCACGTGGTGCCTGGCGAACGGCGTTGACCTCAAGACGCTCGCAGATCGCTTGGGACACTCGAACGAAGCGACAACGCTGAAACTCTACGCGCACCTTCTGCCGGGGCGCGACCAGGCGGCGGCTCAGGCGTTCAACAACTTTGCCAAGCAGCTTGAGGACGGAGTGTAAACGGTGTGTAAATGGCAAGACCTCGGCCATTTGCGTCACGACACGAAAACGAGAGGTCAGAAAGCAAAACCGATGGTTTGGGAACGGTTAGCCGCCGTATTCCAAGTAAGAATCAGGAGATACAGAAAATGGTACCGAAATTGACCGCCGAGCAAAGGCGTTCCGCCCTCGATAAGGGGATGCAGATCAGATGCAAGCGAGCTGATTACAAGGTCAAGCTGAAATACGGCATCATGTCGATTGAGCGGCTCTTTGAGTTGGCGGACAGTGGCGACCAGGCTGCATCGGGCATGCGTGTCGAATCATTGATTAGGTCGATGCCCGGTTTTGCCGCGCCACGAACCCAGAAGCTCATGAAGAGCCTGCACATCAGCGCGACCCGCCGAGTGAAGGGACTTGGGTACATCCAGCGCGAAGGACTTATCAAGGCTCTTGGGGGTGGATGCCGTGAGTAGGTCGAGTGAGCGAGCACGCCGCCGAATCAAGAGGTTGAGTGTGCTTGTAGCGGTGCTCATAGCGTTGTTGGGCTGCGTCATCGTCTTTCTTTGTTTTTGCCTTATGGAACTGTTCATAAGCATCATTACCGGTTGCCTGTTCTCTTGGCTCTTCCCATTGCTCGCAACCGCGATGGTGATCATGACCTATATCGCATTGGCAATCGTGAGGGGTGGTAGCTGTGAGTGACAGCCTTAACAGCGTCACCTTGAGTGGCAACCTTGGGCAAAATGCAGAGGTTAGGTACACCAACAGTGGCCTTGCGGTAACGAGCTTTTCACTAGCAGTGAACAAGAGCCGCAAGCAGCAGGACGGTAGCTATAAGGACGTGACCAGTTGGGTTGACTGCGTGATGTACGGCAAGCGTGGCGAAGCGATGTTTAACAACGGCCTTCTGATGAAGGGCGCACGCCTGGCCATCCTTGGGCACCTGCATCAGAACGTGTGGGAGAAGGACGGCAAGCGCTATCGCAAGCTTGAGGTTATCGTCGATAACGTGGCAATCATGACCTCGCATCGACAGTCGCAGCAACCGGCGGCGGTACCGCAGGCTGCGACCTACCCAGATGTGTACGACGAAGATATTCCCTTCTAAGGAGCTGACATGTACGGACGAAAGATGAACGTTTGCCTGGCTGACGGAACGGTCATGCCGACATACGCGCACGATGGCGATGCAGGCTTCGACCTTTGCATCACCGAGGATGTAAGGCTTGAGCCAAACGCAAGCGCTGTCTGCGGACTTGGCTTTGCCTGCGAGATTCCGAGCGCTTGCGTCGGCTTGGTCTTCCCGCGCTCCGGCCTTGGCGCTCACTACGGCGTGACGCTGCGCAACAGCGTAAGCGTCATCGACAGCGGATACCGTGGCGAGGTGCATGCACCGCTGGTCAATCTCAGCTGTGACACCGTGTTTCTTCCCAAGGGTACGCGCGTGTGCCAGATGGTCGTTGTCCCGTTCGTGCCGTGTTATCTTGTTGGGGTCAATAGCCTGACCGACACCGAGCGCGGTACAGACGGCTTCGGCTCTACGGGCATCGACTAGGGTTGATGCCTTGTGGATGCCAAGGAATACTTCGAGCACATCCGTGACGAGGTAGCTAGCATCGAGCACGCAAAGGAGATGCTAGCCCGCCTTAAGGCTCGCGAGGGAGCCAAGGTGCAGAGCTACAGCACGGGCGGCGGCGGCTCAGACCCTATGGATGCGATTAACGGGCGTATCGACTTTGAGGGGAGGTTGGAAAGGAGGATCGCGGACAGCCAATCCGAGGTGGACGAAGCGTGCGTGCTGCTCTACGGTGCTGACAATCGCGGCGGCTTGGCTAAGCTCAAGGGCAACCGATACGCCGACGCGCTGTGCATGGCCTATCTCCAAGCGATGCCATGGGACGAGATAGCCGATGTGATGCAGTGCTCGCGCCAATGGTGCAGGGAGCTTTGCAACGTTGGGTTCCGCTATATCGACGAGGCGGGCTTTGCCGCGCTCAAAGATATTTGAGATTGGTACTTGTCATCACTTTTCAGTTTGTGCTACATTTCGGTACGGTGGATTATCAGAAAGGGACACGGCCTTGGGTCGCGTCCCTTTTTTGTTGGGGGTCGCGCAATGGCAAAGGGCTTCTCGTATTGGTTCTACCATTCCAAGGATTGGGAACAAGCGCGAGAGCTCGCATTGCAGCGCGATGCCTATCTTTGCCAGCACTGCCTTAAGGCTGGCATCGCAACACCGGCAACGATGGTGCATCACATCATCGAGCTAACACCATCGAACATCAGCGATCCGAACATAGCGACCGACACTCGCAACCTTGTAAGCCTGTGCGACCTCTGCCACAAGAAGGTGCACGGCTGGGCAAGGCAGGGCAGCACAAGGCAAGGGCTGCGCTTTGACGAGGACGGCAACTTGATTTCGCTGACAGACGAAAACACAGACTGAGCACAAGCGCACAGTCAGACAAAATGACAGACAAAACAGCAGGTCACAGCTTCGAGCTATCCCCCCGGTCTAAAACCAAGGCACCCAGCATAGGGCACCAACGCCGGAAGATAGAAATTTGCGTGTGACGGGTTTCAGAACGGGGGTGGTCTTGTGGGAAGGCGAAAAGTGTGCAAAAGTAACGACCTTTTGCCGAAAGCCACGGAAAGTCCCCCGAAGAAGCGCACCGCTTCCATCGAGAGCAGATACCAAAGCGAGCTGAAAAAGCTCCAACGGCTCACTAAGGACGCGATACCAGACGAGAAGCGAAGCGCCGTGCTTCCGCTGATGTCGAACATCGCGTTCCTGAAGGTCAAGCTTGACGAAGCCCGCCGCGAGCTGATGTACGAGAGCATCTTCACCGAATATGACAACGGCGGCGGTCAATCCGGCTTGCGAGAGCATCCGGGTTTCAGCGCCTACAACAAGCTGTTCACAACGTTCTCGCGCGGCATCAAGCAGCTCACCGACATGATGCCGTCCGGCAGCACCGCAGGCGATGCGCTCATTGACTACCTCAATGAAACGCGCTTCGGCGGCTAAGAAGCGAAGCTGCGCTGGTCGCTGCGAGCAGGCGATACGAAGCTACTTCGGTGGCATCATCAACGGTGAGATCACTGCTTGCGAGAAGATGCATCAGCTCGCGGAGCGCGTGCTGCGCGACCTGGATAACACCGATCCGCTCTATCCGTACCATTACCGCGAAGAGTTCGCGGCGAAGCACGTCGCCTTCATCGAGACGTTTTGCCGACTTCCGAGCGGAAAGCTTGGACGCAAGTTTAAGCTCGAGCTTTTCCAGTTGGCTATCCTCTCCGTAATCTTCGGTTTCGTGGATGCCGAGGGCTTGCGCCAATACCGCGAAGTCCTTTGGATTATGGGGCGAAAAAACGGTAAGACCGCGCTTGCGTCGGCTATTGAGCTTGACTTGCTCATTAACGATGACGAGGGTGCGCCGGAAGTCTACAACGTGGCTACGGCTCACGATCAGGCGGCGAAGGGCTTCAACAACGCCTGGCGAATGGTGATGACCTCACCGGCGCTGGCAAAGCACGTGCGAAAGCGCGTGAGCGACCTTTACTGCGGCCTCAACATGGGGTCAATCAAGGCGCTTTCCGCCAACACGAACCACCTTGACGGCTTGGACATCTCAGGCGCTATCGTTGACGAGCTCGCAGCCATGCGAAACCGCGACCTCTACGACTTGACGATTCAGGGTATTTCAGCACGTAGGCAACCGCTGGTTCTGGAGATTACGACCAACGGCTTTGTGCGCGGCGGCATTTTTGACGCTCAGTACGAATACGCCGTCAAATGGCTGAACGGCGAAGCATCTGGAGAAAAAGCCGAGCATTTCATTGCTTTCATTTTTGAGCTTGACGAGCGCGAGGAATGGAAGGACGAGAAGTGCTGGATTAAGGCGAATCCCGGGCTTGGAACAATCAAATCTCTGAAATCGCTCAGGGAAAACGTCTCCAAGGCGCTCGATGACCCGACATTCTTGCCGACGCTGCTGGTAAAAGACTTCAACCTCATTGAGAATCAGAGCCAAGCCTGGCTCAAATGGTCTGAGATACACAACGAAGCCACGTTCGACCCATCCGATGGGTCGTTTTCTTATGCAGTTCTCGGCGTGGACGCTTCGGACACGACCGACCTAACGGCGGCGTGCCTGCTTATGATGCGTCCGAACGACGAGCACATATACGCAATGCACATGGCGTGGATTCCGCTTCGCGCTTTGGAACAGGCGGAAGCCGAGGGGCGGCGCGGTGGTCGAGACGGCGTGCCGTACGATGCCTGGATTGCCCGCGGGCTGCTCAGGACGTCGGCAACGCCGATCATCGACAAGCGCGACGTACTGGATTGGGTCACGGAGATTCAGGAAAAGTACGGCATTTATTCGGTTGCCTGCGGCTATGACCCGTGGCATATGCGAGACGTTCCGACTGTTGAAGCTTACGAGGGCTATTTCGGAGCCGATAACTTCAGAAAGGTAGTACAGGGTGCGCAAACCTTGTCCATGCCCATGAAGGAGCTTCGAGCGCTCTACAAGGAAAACCGCATCGTCGATAACCAGAACCCTATAGCGGAATGGTGCCGCTCGAACGTGATGATCAGAAACGACGCGAACGGCAACATTTCGCCCGACAAGAAGAACCAAGACCCGCGCAACCGCATTGATGCCTGGGCGGCTGAGTGCGATGCATTCGTTGTGCTCAGAGACATGATGGATGACTACCAAAGCATGATTGGAGGTTAAAACGTGCGAAAACCAACGCTTTTCCGCTCGATGTTCGATGCCGTGTTCCATAAGCCGATCATGCAGGCAGTCGATGGCTACTTTCAGACGTTCACGGCCTACGCGCCGCGCTTCACGTCGTGGTCTGGAGGAATCTACGAAGCCGAGCTGACGCGCTCCATCATCGAGCGAAACGCTGACCATGCGTCAAAGCTGCGGCCTGAGATTTCTGGTACGGCGCAACCGCAATGGACGCGCTCTTTGCAGTGGCAACCGAATCCATGGATGACCGTGCCGCAATTCTTGCATCGCGTCTCAACGATTCTTGACGTTTGCGACACGTGCTTGATCGTCCCTGTTGACGGCGGGGATGGAATTACGTCCGTTGGCTATTACCCAGTGCTGCCAAGTCAGTGCGAAGCCTACGACGTTGACGGCGCTTTATGGCTTGAGCTCCGTTTTCCCGGCGGCGATAAGACCTTGATTGAGTGGTCGCGCATCGGCGTTATGACGCGGCATCAGTTCAAGAGCGATTTGTTCGGAGACGGTACTAACGTGCTCAATCCAACTCTTGACTTGATTCACGCTCAAGAGGAAGCCGAGAAAACAGCTATCGAGCAGGGCGCGGCAGTGCGCTTCATCGGCAAGCTTTCGCAAAACCGAAACCCTGAAGACACGAAGAAGTCCGCCGAGGACTTCAACAAGCAGTTGGGAGCGTCGAACGCGGGCGGCATCGTCGTTTACGACAACAAGTATCAAGAGGTTAAGCAGATTGCGCCACAGAACTACACCGTTGACGCCGCACAAATGGAGCGCATAGAAAAAGCGGCCTATCGTTTCTTCGGATCAAGCGAAGACATCGTTATGAACCGAGCCGACGAGGACACGTACAACGCCTTTTATGAGGGACGTACTGAGGTCTTCGCAATCCAACTCGGGTACGTACTCACGGCGATGACGTTCACGCCGAACGAGATTGCCCACGGAAACTCGATTATGTTCAGCGCGAACCGCCTGGAGTTTGCGAGCAATCAAACGAAGCTCAACGTTTCAACGGCGCTGTTCGACCGTGGCATCTGGTGCGGCAATCAGGTTGCAGAGGTGTTCCAGTCACCGTCTTACCCCGGCGGCGAGCGTCACGTAATTCGCGGTGAGTACATCGACTTGGACTTGATCAGCGAGCACACAACAGATCAGGCGGCGAAGGCCGCCGAGACGAACGCGAATATCGCCAAAATCGATGGAAAGGGTGGTGATGCCGATGCCGGCGAAACCGAATGAGCGCCAGTACCGCCAGATGTCGGTGGTCCTGAGAAGCCTTGACGGCGGCGAAGGCCGCGAGAAGCGCATCGAATCCGACTACTACGTCGAGGGATACGCTTCGACATTCAATGACCCATATGTCCTATATGAAGACCCTTGGGACGGTACCGAGTACCGCGAAGTCATCAGCCCAGACGCATTCGTCGATACAGACATGAGCGACATCATCATGCAGTTTGACCATGTGGGCGACGTTTTGGCGCGCCAGTCGAACGGAACGCTCATCGTCGAGCCCGATGAGCACGGGCTTTTTATGGCCGCAGACCTCTCGAAATCAGAAGCCGCCCGAAACCGATTCGAGGAAATCGATAACGGCCTTGTTACGCGCATGTCGTGGGCGTTCACCATCGGCGCGTCCGAGTACGACCGAGACACGCATACCACGACAATCACGCGCGTCAAGAAGATTTATGACGTGTCCGCAGTCAGCCTTCCTGCTGACCCGAACACCGAAATAAGTGCAAGAAACCTGCTCAACGGAGTGATTGAGCAGTCGCGTAAGGAGTTTGCGCGAAGGAAGGGCACGTTGCTTCGAGCAAAGGCGTGCCTGGCAATTACCAATGCGAAGAAAGGTAACTAGCAATGACACTTGAGGAACTTCTTAACGACCTGCAAGCGCTTGTCGACCAGTATTCTGACGGTACTGAACCGACGGAAGAGGATGCAGCCCGCATGGCCGAGCTGATCGACCAGATTAACGAGCGCACCGCCCAGACCGCACAGGCGGCGCAGGTTCGCAACGCCGCCGTCGCAAACGCCCGTGCCGCCATCGACGCAGG